CCCTCAGCATAACTACCTCCCGTGTGAGTTGTGTGTGAACCCCTCAGCGACACGCCACTACGTGTCAGGCTATGCTACTGCTGGCTCTGCCACTCCAGCCATGCGGCTGAAGCCTCTTCCTTCGTCGCGAACGTCTCGTCGTTCGGCCCGACGAAGACCTTCACCTCCACCGTCTTGGTCTGCTTGATGCCAAGCAGCCACTCCACGTTCAGCCGCTGAATGGCGGCGTTACGCTTCTCCTTCGGCTCCGCCTGATGGTCGTAGGCGTAATCCCTGCCGACCCTCTGGCTACCGATGTGAGTGCTCGTCCCGTTCAGATGGGCGAGGGTAGTTCCGGGGAAGGCCGTCTCGAACTTCACGGAATCCGTGACCCAGATCACTGGGACATCCCGAAGTGGGACATCGTTCTTGGCGAGCTTCTCCGTCTGGAACACGAAGCCTTGCGCTTCGGTGTCCTTCAGGATTTCTGCCGTGTCCATTGGTGTAACTCCGCGTTGTGCTGCGTTGAGTATGTTGTCGCGTTGTCGCACACAATGGCGTGTCGCGTTAGGGTTCGGTTACCGATTGCGTGCCGGGTGCGTCTCGCGTGTGGGTTGCTCGGTGGACAACAATGCCGTTTTTCACCAGGCAGGGCCGTTCCCCGCGTTCGTTCCGTCCCGTGTGTTGTCACGCAACGTATGTCCGCCACCCGTTCCGTTCCATTGTCCGGGTGCACCAACATACCATTGCACACCCCGTGCCACCGCGCAAGTGTATGTAAATCAATGGGTTACGAAAAGGTGGGGGCGAAACGCTGCCGCATAATGCGAAAGATCGGGCATAATGCAGTACCACGGGGGGTATGGCCCCGAAACGCGAGAATGATAAAGGCCGCCTATGATCTCATCTACTCGTGGAGTTTAAAAACGCCCCACTTACATCTGTGGTAGTTGTACAAACCTGGACAAGTGCGAAAGGCGCCCGCTGGGACAAGGCTATTGCACCTTCATATGGTAAATGATATCTTTGAGAAATTTCTCCGAGGCTTGAATGAGATGGTGCTCGCAAAAGCCGTCACATATCTGCTTGAGTGGAATCCAGCGCTAAAGCAGATACTTGAGCATCTAAAGAAGGCAGTCTGATGGCCGAAAATGCAGCTGCGCTTGAACTGCCGGAACTGCCGGAACTGCCTTCGAGGGAAGAGCTTTACAGGCGCATCAAGCCTGGGCCGAGGGTGAAGATGGCAGCTAGGCTGTATGCATCTGGCGCGGTGAAAAGTAAGAAGGCGGCGTGTGAAGCAGTCGGGCTCAATCCTACATACCTATCCCTTCTCTCGAGGGAATCTGTGTCGCATCCAGAGATAGTTTCCATTATCGGAGATGTCGATCGCGCTATCCATGATAAGAACATCGCGCTGAGCGTAGTTATCGCAATGGCGGCGAGGAAAGCCCTTGGGAGAGTCAACGGGCTCGTGGATAGTCAGAATGAGCATATAGCGCTGAAAGCAGCGAGCGACATCCTCGATCGGAACCCCGAGACTTCCAAGACGCAGAAGCTACAAGTCACATCCTTCTCGCTCGAAGGACAGGACGCGAAGGAGATTGCGCAAGCGCTTGTGCGTAGCGCGGAGGTTCGAGAGAAGTTCAACGCTATCGGAGAAGGGGACTTCGTCAAGATCGGAGAGGGCGATGAGAAGCCTGCGAGTGAAAGTAACGGCGGCGATAAAGAGCGCAGCAAAGAAGACGGCTCCAAGGGGAGTGTTGAAGTCGCTCCCGTCCCCGAAGTCAAACAGGAAAGCGGCGCAAGCGGCAAAGTATCGGAGGCCGTAGGCGATGCCTAAAGGCCCGGAGTACTGCACGACAGACGGGAAGCCTCCACGTCCTGGGTTTGAGGACGCGGATGCGCCAGCGCCTGTGAAAGACAACGGGCAGCATGAGGCGTACTGGGTTCTTTGCGAAGAAGAGCGAGAGAAGGGCTTCGTCCGCCCGGTGAGATCGAGCTACATCCACGAGACCTGTGGTGCAGAGACGACTATGGGGTTGGCGCTGGCAGAAACCTACGCTCGCAAGCCGGAGTTTTACGGCTCGACGTTTTGCGTTAACTGCAAGGGCCACTTCCCAGTAGGTGAAGCTGGGCAGTTCCACTGGCTCGACGGATCGAAGGTGGGGAGCTGATGCTAGGACCGCCGGTAGATATTCCTCGCATAGACGACGAAATCGCGAGGCAGCCAGAGGACATAAGGCGCGATCTCGCAGAAGCCGCGAGTCGGGACCTTTTCCTTTTCAATACCGGCGTCCTTGGCTATCGTGATCTGACGGAAGAATGTCATGGGCCTCTTTGCACCTGGCATGATAAGAACCCTGCGCAGTATAAAGAGACTCTCATGCCAAGGGGACATCTCAAGACGTCGTGCTTAACCATCGGGAAGAACCTGCAGAAAGTAGTGAAGAACCCAGAGAACCGCATCCTCCTCGCGAACGAAACTGCTACCAACGCGGAGCGCTTCCTCGGAGCGATAAAGGCCCACGCAGAGAGCAATCGCCGTTTCAGAGCGCTGTACTCGCATCTCATCCCGCCAGATAACTCCAGGAAGCACTCTTGGTCGCAGACTGAACTGACGTTCAAGCGCCAGGGCATGTACACCGTTCCGACAATCGACACTATCGGTATGTCGGGAGCGATGACATCGCGCCACTATACCCACATCTGCATCGACGACCCTATCTCTGCCGAAGCTGCGGAGTCGAAGCAGGTGATGGATACAGTTATTCGGCGCATTAGCAACATCATCTCGCTGATGGATTCTCCTGGAGTTGACACAGTCGATCTGACCGGCACGCGCTGGGCATTCTACGACGTGTACTCGTGGTTTGAGGAGACGTTCAGCCCAGCGAGGTTCATTCGAGGGGATACGGAAGACGGAGTCCCCATCTGGGAAAGACGCTTCCCGCTGGAAGTGCTAGCGCAGATTAGAAAGTCCCTTGGGGAGTATCTGTACAGCTGTCAGTATCGAAACAATCCGAGAAACGCGGATGTGCAAGACTTCAACGTCCAGGACTTGAAGTTCTGGCGCTTTTCGACTGACGAAGAGAGCGTTGTTCTCTACGACCGTCAGGGAGAGATTGAGCGGGTAGTTGCGTTCGACGACCTCGATATCACAACAACAGTCGATCCGGCATACGACGAGGGGCTGATTAACCTCTCGCGCCTCGATAGAAATGCCGTTGTTACCGTCGGCGTTGCGCCGGGGCTCGGAAATGCGACAGCAGATGCAATCGTTCTCGATGCATGGGGAAAGCGATGCACGCCGCTTGATCTCATCCAGCATTTGATCTGGACGCTCAAGCGCTACCATCCTCGCGCTATCGGAATCCAAAAAGCCGGCTACGAGATGGTGTTGAAGTACTTCCTTGGAGCTCTGAGTGAGCAAGAGGGCCTTTATGCCCACATCGTTCCTGTTAAGCCTGGCGGGAAGGGCAAGCGGCACATCCGGAGCCTGCAGCCAGTCGCGGCAACGGGGCATCTTTATATATCGCCCGCTCATCATCTTCTTCGAAATGAGCTTGCCGACTACCCTCTCGGACAGCATGACGACGTTGCAGATGCTCTCGCACTTCAACCTCAGCTTTGGCGTGGAGTGATGAGTGCGCAGCGTTGGGAGAAGTATACTGCCTCCGAGACGAAGCTTCTTCGTGCTATTGCTAGTCAAGGCACTGGTCGCTTCGACGTGCGCGGGTTCACTCCCGGACAGCTCGAAGATGCTGGGTATGACCCAGAGATGGGCCGTTACGGAGATATCCAGGAGGTGAGGCTTGGATAGCGCTGCCTCGCTTGACAAGAAGGGCTGGCATGAGCATGTGGAGGCCTTTAAGCGGGATGTCTTTCCGCTCTTTGCTGAGCATGGGATTACGTTCGCGGATGCGATGATTCTCTGGGAGCTGAACTCGCTGAACAACGGCCTTCGAGCAGTTCAGGAGCTGCTGGAGAAAGCGGAATGACAAGCGACGCGAAGTCGATCCTTCGGAAGATGGAGGAACTGCTTGCGCAGAGATACGTCAGACGCATCACGCGAAAAGACTTTCTCGTCGAATGGAAGGCACTTCGAGACGCGCTTGCACTCACGCCAGAATACCAGGCATTCCGCCTTGCGGTCATTGCTAGAGACGGCGGATGCTGCACAAAGTGTGGCGCAGCTACTCGGACTGTTGACCATATCCGCCGTGTTGCTCGTGCACCTCGTGAGGCTTTACAGGTGAGCAATGGCCGGCTGCGCTGTGAGAACTGCCATGCGGAGCGGCATGCTTGCCTGAGGAAAAGCGCATGACAGCTCCATACATCCCCGCTCGTCCAGGTTTGGACAAGCCGCCGGATACGATGGCTGTGCGCGATTCGCTAGTAACAGCAGCCGCGAAGCGCTTTGGCGTGCCGGTGCATCTTGCTCTTGCAGTTGCGCGAGTTGAAAACACCCGCGGGATTCCAGCTGCTCGCGGAAAGGCGGGGGAAGTTGGACTTATGCAGATCATGCCCGGCGCTCATGGTCTTGACGCGAAAGCGCTCGAAAACCCGGAGACGAACGTCAACTTCGGCGTCCGGCTTCTGCGCGGACTCTTCGAGAGGCATGGCTCTTGGGAGACGGCTCTTCGTGGGTACAATGGAGCGTTGCAGAACCCCGTTGCTGGTGATGCTTACGTAAACAAGGTTCGAGCGCAGCTTAGCGCGCAGATAGGGAAGACATCTACACCAATTTCTTCTCGCGACCGTGACATGCGAGATAAGCTGGCTCTTGCCAGGCATGTTCTAGCGGATTCGCGCTTCACTGACGCTGACCGACAGAGGATTCTGAGGGATTTCTATGCCGCTCAAAAAAGGTAGCTCGAAAGAGACGGTCAGCGAGAACATTCGCGAGTTTCACAAAGGGAAGACGTACGCTCATACACGGAGCGAGTTTGGGAAGGATCGTGCTAACGCACAGGCGGTTGCTATCGCCTTAAAAGAAGCAGGCAAATCCCGAAGGGGGAAGAAATGAATAAGAACTTCTGGAGCTGGATGGCTGCTGGAGTCGGTAGTTTGGTTCTGTCCATCGCGAACTACCTGACATCCGGTCAGTCGATTAGCGCAAAGTCTGTCGGGCTTTTCATCGGTGGGGCAGTGCTTCTTCGCGCAGCGAACTGGGTCATCGCGAATGTCGGGCCTCACTCCGAAATCTGAGCTCAGCGTCGAGGAGCCCTACTTCGTAGTTGAAGCATGGGCTCTCTCGAACGCTTCTGCGCAGTTCGTCCCTCAGGCAACTGAGGAGGCGAGGGACTACGTCCAGCAGCGGAACTTCAAGTCGAAAGGCGGCTTCTACGTCCACGGCCCGATTGCTTATCGTCGGAAAACCAGTTCCGAATCTCACCACGCGCTCGGGTCGCCTAAATGACAGCACCTTACGATAGCGCTGGCGATAACGGAAACTTCGTTTTCCGCGATGCTGAGCTTCCATCTCCTGGACAGAGCGTTGAGCTTGGTGAGCCGGCAGGTACTTCTGCGCCTATGCAGCAGCGGAATGAACTTCCTCCGCCGGTGCTGGAAGTCTCTGAAGAGAAGATGGAACAGTTAAAGATATGGACTCGCCAGTGGATCGAAGACCTAGAAAACGCGCAGCAGGATAAGCAGAAGCAGTGGGACGAGATCGAAACTGCTTACCGTGCTCGGCAGCCAGAAGCTCTCGAGTTTGAGCCTTTCAAGGGCTCTTGCCGAGATGTGATTCCGGCAGTTCGTATGGCCTGCGATCCTGTCCATGCGAGGCTAGATACTGGCATCTTCCGTCAAGATAGCATTATCAGCCTGAAGGCTCTCCGAAAGGATGTAAAAGAGGTAGTTCCTGGACTGTCGAAGTTCATTGACTTCTATCTCAAGAGGTATATCAACTTCCGTCAGATCGCAGCTCCACGTCTGATGGAGTTTGCGAAGCTCGGTACGATGGTGTTTAAGACTATCTATGACCGAGAAGAGCATTCTGTCCTGAAGTATAGCGAAGATAAGACCAAAACAGAGAAATCTGTCGAGGTCCGCTTCGCGGGACCGAAGATTCTCGGCATCAGTCGAGGTGATTGCCTCTTTCCTGCCTCGTATCAGCACCTTCAGGACTGTCCTGTCTTCTTCGAACGTCAGCGGACGACGTATGAGAAGCTGCTTGTCGCGCAAAAAGAGGGCAAACTCGCGAATGTCGAGAAGATTCGTAGTCAGCAGACCACCGGAAATCGCACAACGCTCGAAGAATCGCGAGAAAAGGCAGCGCAGTACTCACTCCGCACGACTTTCGTCAACGAAGTCACTGTTTATGAGGGCTGGTGCGACTACGACATTGACGGTGACGGAGTTCCTGAGCATCTTATTCTCACATTCGAGAAAGATACTCAGACATTCTTACAGCTAAGGCTCAACTGGTATTTCCATCAGCGCAAAGCGTATTCACTAGCGCCATATACTGTCGCCAACGACTCTCTCGACGGCATTGGCGTAGGGGAACGCGCGCTTCCGTTCCAGAAAGCGATCACCAACTGGCAGCGCGAAGCGACAAACAACGCGATGTTGGCAAATATCCGTATGTTCATCGCAAGAAAGGGCTCAGGGATCGAAGAAGTACCGCGTCTCTACACTGGCCGCACGTTCTTTGTTGATGAGCCAACGAAGGATTTCATTCCCTTCGCTGTCGCGGACATCTATCCCTCAACGCTTGTCGAACGGCAGAATCTATTCGGCATGCTGGAGAAAGATACAGGTGTAACTGACTATCTCCAAGGTCGCGAATCGCCTATTATCGGCACGCGAGCAACAGCGACGAGCACGTTGGCACTTATCCAGGAAGGTACTCGCAGAGTCGAGGCAGTTCTTGATAATGCCAGGCAATGCTTCGCAGAAGTCATTCAGAACTGCCTTTCGATCTGGATTCAGTTCGGTACTAACGGGCTTGAGGACATAGTCTTCGAGGATGATGCTGCTGCGGCGCAGATTAAGCAGTTCTTCGCTACAGCTACGCAGGAAAACGTCAATGGCATGTTCGCTATTGGCCTATCGGTGACAGAAGCATCGTCTAACAAGCAAGCACAACAGCAGATGCAGCTGGCGCTTATCCAAGTGATGATGCAGTACCTGGAAAAGCTGCTAGCTGCCGGCCAAGGCGCGTTGCAGGCCATCTCAATGGGCATACCGCAGTACGCTGAGATGGTGAAGGACGTAATGGCCGCTGCGCGAGTCATGTTCCGTGATCTTGCCATTAAGTACGAAGTTCCAGACCCAGATGAGTATCTACCTTCTCTGGAGAAGTATCTCAATGCCCCAGTCTCACCTGCCGCGGGAGCGGCAAGCGGCGCTAGCCCTGAAGGACAGCCTAGTGGAGCTGGGGGAGAGTCCAGCTTACCAGTTCCTAATGGCCCGTATAGAGGACCTACGCCAGGACGACCAGCGACGCCTGGCTCGGGAGTCGGAGCTTCCGTTATTGCTGCGCTTGCAGGGGCGGGTAAGCGCTGAGGAAGCAGTTTTGGAGTTGCGGAAAGACGTTATGAAGGAAATCGACAACACCACGTTCACGGAGGGAGCAAGTGGCTGATACGATCGTAGCACCGCCAGAGGCACAGCCTCTGAGAGTCGACGTAACACTCGACGAGATGGAGCAAGGTGTCAAAGCTGCAGATGCTGCAGACAAGGCGGCAGCTGATGCTGCTGTAGATGAAGCAAAAAGAAAAGCGGCAGGAGCAACTGCTGAAGACCCGAAGGTTGCGGCACTTCGCGAGGCGTTGCGGCTAAGTGAGGAATCGCGGGGTCGGCTGGAGCAGTCGCTAACTGCTGGTCGTGAGGCTCCTCCACCTCCTGCTCCGGTCGAAAAGGAGCTGACGGAGGAAGAGCTCACAGAGTTGCACTCGAAGAATCCGATTGCTGCGATTCAGTACATGCAAGCGAGGGCGGTCAAGACTGTAGAGGAGAACCTGTCTCGACGCCTTATGCCATTAGTGAGTGGCAACGCTTCGACGCTGGAAGACAGCATGAGGCAGAAGTATCCGGACGAGTTCAAGGTCTTTGGGAATGAGATCAAGGATTTCATCTCGAAGGCTCCTGACAAGTCGACGTTCTCCGTCGCGCAGAACTGGGAGGATATGATCTCCTGGATGCGTGGTAGGAACTTCGACAAGATGGTAGAGTATCGAGCGCAGAAGGTGAACTTGAAAGCAACTGAAGACGCGCAGGCAGCGCAAGCTGTAGCTGCCGGCACGCACGTTTCGAGCACTGTTCGCACTCCGCCTCCACCAAAGACGACAGGCTCTTTCGACGATACGACGAAGGAGATCATCAAGGAACTGGCTGCTTCTGGGATTCTCGACGATAAGGACCCGGAAGCTGATTACCGTCGCTGGCTCAACGTAGGGGGGAGATAATGCCTGCTGAACTGAACCCGAAGGCGCCACCTGCCGAGAAGGAATCGCCGAGCAAGAGCAAGGCAGCTGAGGCTCTTCGCCAGCTTGCTGAGGCGCTTGATCGGACAGAGAAGACGACTGGTCGCAGTGGGGCAGTCTCCCGTGCGCCCAAGCAGCGGATGTACAACATCGAGAAACTGCAAACAGCAAATCCGGACAAGCACTACCGCTACGTCAACGTAGCAGATGATGAGAAGGCGCAGGCCCGGCTGGATGATGGCTACGTGTCTGTCTCGGAAGCAGAGGCAGCGAAGCATGGTGCTCGCGCTGAGATTGGTTCGACACGACTGATGGAAATTCCTCGCGAGGTGGCGGATGCGCGCCGGCGAGAGATCGACGAGGCAACGAGGCACCGCTTGAAGGCCCATGAGCGAGACGTAAAAGAAGCGGTCGAGGGTGTGGCGAGGGAACTCCGTGATAAGCACGGCCTCAACATTCCTATCGAGCGTTTACTGGTGAACGAGTGAGGAGGAGTTGGAATGGCTAGTTCATTCCCGGCCTTCATCGCTCACGGCGAACCGCACTATCCGTTGATTCGAGAGGTTCCGGTCAACGCTGGTGCAACTTTCGTAGCGAACGAACTGGTCTTCTATACGAGCCCGGACATCAACGTCTGTGGTGCAGACCCAGCGAGCATCCTGGGAATTGCACTCGCTCCGGCTTCTGCGAAGACGCTGTACTACGAAAACATTTCAGGTGCGGGGAACAAGATTCCTGTCGCAATTCTCGCTCCTGATGTCGTCGTGGGAATGTCGAGCGCAACAACGCCTGCTGTTACTCATCTTTTCAGCTTGTTTGGTGTTGAGAAGACTGGTAACAACTGGCGGCTGGACATCACGGAAGTGGGTGCTACAAGGGCAACTGTTGTTGGCATTGACATCGCCAACGGCATCTTTTACGTCAAGTTCCTTGCAGCAAATCTGCAAGGTGACTCCATCGTCAGCTAACCGGAAAGGAGCGATCTCATGGTAATGGTCAGAGGCGCCTTTTCCAACCTGCTGGCGCCAGGGTTCAGGAAGATTACCTTCGAGACGTACAAAGAGCGTCCGACCGAAGGTAACACCTTCATGAACATGAACACGTCCAAGCGGGCATATGAGGACGACTTCCCGATGGCTGGGTTCGGGACGTTGCTGGAGAAGCCCGAGGGCGGCCCGGTGTCTTACGAGGATGCTCTCCAGGGTACTACGAAGCGGTACATCTGGACGACTTACGGGAAGGGCTTCAGGATCACGCAGGAAATGATGGAGGATGATCTTTACGGAATCATGGGAGCGAAGATGTCGAAAGCTCTCGGACGTTCCGCGAGGAACAACTTCGAGATCGTTTCCTTCAACCCGTTGAACCAGGCGTTTAACACGTCGTTCGTGGGGTTCGAGGCAGGCGTCAGCCTGTGCTCGCTGTCTCACGTCGCGCTCCGTGGAGCAACGCTTGCTAACCGCCCTGCCGCTGATACGGATATCTCGCTTCCGGCAGTGCAGGCGGCGATCGAGCACTTTCACGGTCTGAATGACGAGTCCGGCTTGCCGGTGATGTTCATTCCCAAGTGGTGCGTGTACAGCATCGGTGACCACTGGATCGTCAATCAGATCTTCAAGACTCCGAACCTGCCTGGCGGAAACCAGAACGACATCAACCAGGTGAATCGTGAGGGCGTGACGCCGAAGCTGGTCCACTACCTCACTGATGCGGATGCGTGGTTCATCCTGGCAGACAACCACGACCTGAACTATTTCGACCGTCGTGCGCCGACGATGACGAACACGGACGATTTCGAGACGGGTGATGCGAAGTTCAAGCTCACTCGGCGGAATGGTGCAGGGTTCAGCGGCTGGCGTGGAGTGTACGGCAGCCCCGGTATCTAAGCCACACGGCGGTGAGGGAGGCGTTGTATGGGGAGTCCTCCCTCACCTAACCACAAGGAGAGAAGATGCCTCTTCAGAACTTGGGTGTGTATCCTTACCCGAGCAACCGCAGCTACAACGTGCGCGGCTATGCGCGGGGTGCTTCAGCGATCTATCACCAGAACTGGACTGACCCGATCGCAGTAGTCACCAACGGGATTCTGACGGCTCTGGCAGGTCCGAACACAACGACTTTCACGCTGACGCCGGGAGCTGGCTTGAACGGCTCGCTGGTGGTTGGTACGAGACTCGTGCTTGACTACGCTCGTAACGTTGTAATCACTGTCACGCACGGCTCGGCGGTTGTTGCTGAGTCGGGAGTGATTACGGGGAAGGACATCTACGGCAAGGATTTGACCGAAGCATGGTCGGTCACTGCCGGTACGACCTCGAAGACGTTCACGGGCGCGAAGGCATTCAAGACCATCACGCAGATCACGATCACTGCAGTTGCTGACGCTTCGGCCAACACTAACGTCATCGGCAACGGGAACGTGCTCGGACTGGACGTAAACAGCGCTCTTGGCGTAGTTGCTGGAGCGATCAAGGAGATTGTGGCAGCGGCGCTGGTAGTAACCGGCACGCTGGTCGCAAAGTCGGCATCGGCAGCTGCTGATCCGAGGGGGACGTATCTCCCTGCGACGGTTCCGAACGGCACGAATGACTACGATCTGTGGTTCATTAGTGACGACCCGGAAACTAGCGCATAACGTGTACTTGTCCGAGTTTGGACAAGCATGAAAAGGCTTCTCGCTCTTGCTATCCGAGAGGACTGGGTGGGTGACTGGCACACCGTTCGTGGAGACGAACAAAGTGTCATTGCTCATCCAGTCCTTGAGGGCGAAGAAGTACTGCTTGAAGTTGAGCGTGCTAGTGGAATCGAAGAACTGGCGCTCGGGCCAGGTATGAATCAAATAGCCGTAGACGGATGGCGTCGCTACCGAGTTGTGAAGAAGTGCAGCGCGGCAGCAGCGCCGGGGTATACAACAGTGGAGCTTTTCACTCATGGCAAGACATATCGCCAGGATAGGGACGCTAAGGATTAGCAGTGGTGGGACAAACAGTCCTGCACTTACGTCTCTTGGTACGACAGGACGAGTTGGTCTCGGTGCAGCTACAGGTCTCACGATCTATGCGCCAGCGGCGTTGACCGGAACTATCACGATTGAGGTCTTGCCTTATGGAGACACAACGTGGCGAACGCTGCAGTCAGGTGGAGCGGATATAACGCTCGCTGCGACAAAAGCGCTGGTTATTTCTCCTCCAGCGTTTGCTGACCTGCGGTTGCATAGTAGCGGTGCCGAAGGCGCAGATCGTGACTTCTTCATCGACTCGCAAATCGACGCGAGTTATTAGTGGCAGACTGGTTCGCCTCACCAGCGGGAGTCATTGGTAACACGGGAGCGATTGGCTCACCGTGGGACATCGACTCTACTCTACTGGGTCATTCAGGGGCCATTCAGCCAGGGGATAACGTCTGGTTGCGTGGCGGCACGTACCCGAAGGCAGTCAGTGGTGTGGCATGGGACTGTCAGCTGATCGGGGCTGTTGGTAGTGGAGCTGATAACAGAGACAGCAAGATAGTAATTCGCAACTATCTTGGTGACACGCTGACCAATGGTGAGCGTGTGATCTTTGAGATGACTGTCAACAGTGCTGCACCAACAGCAGG